TTACTTATGATCAAATAAATACAAGCCAAATAAGGTTGATGCAAGGATCCGTATAGGACTAGCAATTGTCAGAAGTGTTTTTGCACGTAAATCGCTTTGGTAAGCTTTAAGACACCCTCTGACGCCATCTAGGACACTAGTTATACCTTTAAGGAACCCTCCGGCTCCATCTGTAATTTGAGTAAATGATTTGATTAGTTTAGTAAGGCCTAAAACGATCGTACCAATAATGCCAGCATTAAAGAGAGCTGCCACTTTAGAGAAATCAAGATTACCAAATGTATCAACAAGAAACTTCTTGACCTTCTCAAATATAGGTCCGACCTTCTCCACCACTTTACCAATTAGATTCATTGCTGTCTCAACAACTTTAGCAATGCCATCAAATGGTTTGAACTTTTTACGTACGTCCGAGACGAATAAATCTACGCTGCTTGTATCAATGGTTTGAAATTTATAGAAGGCTGTCTGAATATTATTGATAACAGTTTCTATGCGTATAGATATAGTATTAAGAGCTGATTTAACTCCTTTAGCAATAGCTATAATACCATCTTTCATGCTAGTGAACTTCTGATTAAAGTAATCTGTTTTATCGGCTGCTTGATTTAATCCAACGAGCCAATCGCCTACGTCTCCAGCAAAGGATAGTAAGTCTTTCCCTCCAGGAATAAGTGATTCAGCGAAAGTTTTCAAATGTTTAGCTAAAGTTACGACAATATCTCGGCCCATATCAAGGACGGCAAATACGCCACGGAAGATCCGTTTGACATCTTTAGCTGTATCTGCTCCCATTTTGAGCTTTGCCGTAAAGTTCTTCAACCCATAGGTAAAGGCAATTAATTCCTTCTGAGTAATCGGTGGAAAGAACTCTCTAAGGGCTTCTGTGATCGGAGTGATTACCGATTGTAACCCTGCAAAAGCATTCCTAAAGGATTGGATCAGGTCATTGCGACCACCAGCATTCTTCCATAACTGTAAGATCTCATTACGAGCATCTGCCGACTTACCAATTAGACCACTAAGGAAAGCACCCATCTCAGAGAAGATCTTTTTACCTTCTTCAAAGTTACCAAACACTAATTCCCAAGTAGTTGCCCAACCAGAGCCAGCGGCTTCTTTCAATGTATCATACATTTGACTTAGCGTCTTAATATCCTGAGCCGCTGCAAAAGCTTTCTTACCAATATCGGTTGTTTCATCCGAATACATCTTCAAGGTCTTAGTAAGAACTTCGGTTGTCATCCACTGATCAGTAAGTGTATCATTGAAGTTCTTTGTGGCATTGAGTTCATTACCTTTTAACGTAACATACATACCATTACTATTCTTTTTCAATGATCCGGCTGCTACTGCGGTATCTAACAAATATGTCTTAAACTCTTTGGTAGCCATGTTCGCGAGTTCAATAGATTTCCAGTCAATAAGTTTAACATAACCAGAGGAGATAGCCTGTGAGAAGTTGTACATGGCACGTGATGCTTCTTGAGCATTAGCCCCAGATACAGCCGCTACGTTCGAGATACCCTGAATTGCTGCAACTGAATCTTTCAAAGAGACGCCTGCATTAGTAAATTTACCAATGTTACTAGTCATATCTCTAAAAGAGTAGATCGTCTTGTCAGAATATGCATTCAATTCTTGTAAGTACTTATTAACAGTCTGTAGATCTTCTCCTGTACCAGCCATAATGGTTTGAATTGATCCCATTTTGAGCTCATACTCGCTATAGCCAGTTTTAATTGGATCAATTGTGAGTGCCGCAGCTATCTGCTTACCGGCATTGACTGCCTGATTTGTAAGATTGACCAGGGCGGTAATCCCAACAACACTCATGGCAGAGAATTTACTGGCAATACCGTCCACACCACTAGAAATACCAGCAAGTGTAAATTTCTTTCCAGCATCTGCTAAGGAGTTAAGTCCTTTGGCGGCACCATCTAACTTTAAACCTTTTTTAAGTTTATCAAGCGAGCTAAGGCTATCTTTGATGCCCGACTCAAATTGCCGATTGTTAAACTGCATCTCTACGATGCGTTGATCGATTGCTTTGCTCATAACTTAGTTATCTCCCTCCACGCATCCGTAGCTAGTCTATCAAATATCGGTTTAAGTGATGGATTAATGTAATCTATACCTTTAACATACCCACCATTATTGGTAGCATGACCATATTGCAAAAGGATAGCTACTGGGACGCCGTTTTGGATATTGGAGTTTGTCCAGGATATGGAGAATGATCCATTGGAGATCTTAATTGTATAGTCCCAAGATTCGGAAGTGAGTTTGGTATCGACAGGTGTTGCAGCAGCAAGGGCTCGGACTCCTTCTCTACCATAAGCTTCTAGGAGTGTTCTATATTGAATTCTTTGTGCTCTGGTTAGAAAACGATCCGCATTATTGAAATTTCCTCTATGTCTGAAACTAATCATGTCGATACCTCCTCTCTATTAAACTTCTGGTTCCTCAGGTTCAGGTGTAACAGAATATGGATTCATGGTTGACAACACCTGAATATAGCCTTCTTTAGTCATTATCTGTTTGCCTGCTAAATTCTTACATACTAGTTGAAACTTATAGAGCCCGCAGTATTCAGATTCTTTTGTTTCATCATGTGTAAACTCAGCAAGTACATTAGTTGTATCAATCGTACAGGTCTTATCAATGGGCTCGCCACCAGCTTTCTGGTATGTAAGCACAGCTACACCATCAGTAAGATCATATGGAATACCTTTTGAGGTAACAGGAAATTCGAGATCCTGGTCATCTCCTTGAAAGAATATAAATTTATTACCTACAACTTCAGCCATAACTCCCACTTCCAATTGTCAATTTTGTATTAAAGATTGCTGTCATTTCGGCATCTGTGTTAAATTCTGCTTCCATCTGCCCACTATTATTAAATTCTACTACCATCTCTGCAGAGCCATCAAAGGTTGCTTGCATTGATGCAGAGGGCTCAAATATAGCCGTCATTCGTAACGGATTGTAACGTCGACCATTACCAATAGGGATAATTAAGATGGTAGATTCGCTACCGCCAGATATAACAGAGGATGTTTCTCCATCAGCTGTTATAATGATGGCTATCTCTGACCCAGCATATGTAAACTTGAAGCCGAGACCTTCTGGTAAGAATATAACATTTGATTGCGATCCATTATATGAAGCTTTTAGTCCATCAGCTTGTGAGTTGATCTCTATCTCAGTAGTTGAGCCAGCCAATTTAATCGCTTGACCACTTTCTTGAGTATCAATTGTTAACTCGGTAGTGGAGCCGCCTTCTCTAAGTGTTATACCAAGACCAGTAGGCTCGATAATAACATCCGCATCAGATCCACCTTGAATGGCTCCGACAACCTGTCCGACACCTTGTGCAGATATAACTATAGTAGTGTCATTAGAACCTTCGGAATACTTACAACCATTGCCCTCGGCTGAAATATCAATTTCCGAGTCAGATGCACCAGTAGCGATCTTACTCCCAGATCCTTGAGTATCAACTATGATAGTAGAATCAGAGCCATCTTGGTTAGTTTTAGTTCCAGAACCATCCGAGGATATACCTATCTGACTATCAGAAGCTCCAGTTTTAATTGCTTGTCCAGATCCATCAGTGGAAATATCAATTGACGATTCGCTACCACCACTTATAACTGGTAAACCTTGACCTTCAGAAGTCACAATAATCTGAGAATCGCTTCCACCTTGGCTAATATGTAGTCCTAAGGCTTCTGTAGATATGGTGGTCGTGCTCTCAGTGCCACCAGTTTTTATTCCATGACCAATCCCCTCTGAAGAAATTGTGGTTGGCGCAGAACTCGATCCTTGCTTAACTGTTGTGCCTGATCCAGTCGAATCTACCTCAAAAGTAGTATCACTTGATCCTTGTCCAATATGTTGGCCGGCTGCCTGAGTATCAAATATGATCGTGGCTTCAGAGCCACCTTCGATTACTTGTTGGACTACTTCTCCAGCACCTTCGGCAGATATGACTACTTCAGAGTCAGCTCCACCAGAGAAAGTGGCTTGTCCACCTGCTTCGACTGTAAATATAATCTCGGACTCAGCGCCAGAAGACTTAATTGATTGTCCAGAACCTTGAGCATCAATTTCAATAGTTGTCGAGGCGCCAGAGGACTTAATAGCTTGGCCACCAGCTTGACTTGATACCGTAACCGTTACAGATGATCCGCCTTCAATAATGACACTGTAGTCTACAGTGGCCTTAACATAATCAACTGAACCAGTTACCGCCGTATTACTACTAGATCGATCGCCACCAATTCTAATCTGGAATCCACTCGCAAGATTACTATTGAGTTCTGCGGCAGTCCAAGTACCAGTTAGAGCAGTAGATATAATAGCATCAGATAGGGGTTCTGCCAAATCAACTAATTCAGTACCACGCAGAGTTGTACCAATACATGAGGCCAAACGCATACGAGCGATTGATGTCTGAACTGATACTTTGTATTGGCACTCGATTGTAACTGAATTAATTACAGCATTAGTTGGTATCTGAAAATCAAAATTATAGAAATAGTTATAGACAGGAGTAGTTTTTGGAAAGGCTAGTGTCGCATATACTCCATTATCGGTTAAAGCATTCGTTGGATTAGTCCAGCCTGTACCGGCGGACAGCGGAAATTTTACACTTGTGGCCACCGGATCACCTCATCCCTCAAATATAATTAACACTAGCCTAGTCCATTAAACTGGGTCGCTTGCCAGAATACCAGTAGATGCAGCTAACAGTTTATACTGACCTTGGCCAGCAAATATTTCATTAGTAAGATCGTGTCCGCCATAATTGGTTCCATCAGTTAGTGCAGTGAATCCACGCCAACCAGCAACAGTAATTCCAGCTGGAATATCAAATGTCAAATCGGCACTTGGGCGCATAATACCGCCAGAAGCGGCGGCCCAGGTTACTGCTTTACGTGCATAAGCAGGAGTTCCACCAGAGATTTCAGTACCATTAACAATTACAAGACCAATATGAGTAATCAATGTGCCACCATGGGTCAAAAGTGCATTTCTAAAAGCTTCAGTCATCATATAATTTTCCTCCTAATAATTTGATATCATTTTTTGTTGGATGATACGGACATCTTACTAATTTTTCATCATCACATTTATTATCGACGGTGACCATCTCACATTTGTATTTCTCATGATATGGACAAGGGCGACTTATCCTAGCCATACCATCGACGGCGTCGTCCACTATCCATGTGTGTAAAGGTACGGTATCTACCAAGTCCACCAGGATGTCCCCATACTAACCCACTATAGATTTCAGATGGATTTAATGAGTCTGTTGCAGATACCGTATTGAAACGGAAATCCGCAGCATACCCAAATAAGTGCAAACTGTTGTCTTCACCACCTTCACCTTTATTATGTGATGGTGTTCGGTACCCAGAGATAACATGCATTGACCGATTACGTCGATTGCGTTCTTTTTGCATATTCTTAACATTGATAAGGCAAACTAAGATTCTATCGCTACCATCTTTACAAGCAAATTCTCGAACATAAAAGTTCGGACAATCTTCTCGTACTAACTTGTCGCCATCTCGTGCTAAAGAGAACTCCCTAACTGAGTGTAAAGCATCCCATGTTTGTGGTCCAACTACTCCATCCACAAATAACCGATTACTAATCTGAAATTCTTTGATAGCACTCTCGGTTTTATTACCAAATACTCTGTCAGGAATAACCTTGTAATCTCGATTCTTAAGAATTTGCTGAATATCGAGAACTTCATCTGAAATATCACCAAGCTTAAGAAGCTGGATCTTAACTGTCTCTTTGATAATATCCTGTAAGACACTAAACTGTGTTTTGGGATTAATATAATCCATATCAAGACTACCAGCAAATATATCTGTACTTTTTAGTCGGCCTTGACTAGAGTATTGATGAATATCCCATCTATGCGGATAATCAAGCTCTCCAGGATCTCTATCATAGTGTGCTGGCCAAATAATACACTCATTTGGAAATCGATTCGGTTGCATTTTATCTTTTAACCAAGATACACTTGCATAGAGTCCAGGAATAAAGCCAGCTTTCATTAGAATATGGCAGTCATCAACAAGATAATCTGTCATCTCAGTTGGAGAGCACTCATCAATTGGTCTAAACTTACCAATATCGGTTGTGTGTTCAAAGTCGAGAAAGGCAATACCTGTAAAATTATCTAAGGCAAGGAGTGATGTGATATGTTTTAGGAAGTTCTGTAACTCTGCATAATGTTGCTGTTTTTCTTTGTAATAGAAATAATGATATACAGCAAACTTCTCATCTGGATGGCCTCTTAACCAACTAAGATTATCGATCCATTCTTTATCAGTATCGTTTATCCCATGGCTTGGTCGAACGATAACAAAGTCTATTTCACTTTTAACTCTATCCCAAGGAAAATCTTTTTGATGATGCGAGATGTCTATAATAGTTTTCATTGCTTCATCCTTTTGTCTGATGCTGAGCTTTACGGGACTGATTTAAAGCATTCCGTTTAGCCAACATCTCTTTTCGATTCTGCGACTTAGGTGGTTGGTTCTTAATACTACAAACTCGGATTAGGGTTAGGAGCCGATTCAAATGCCATTTCTGACACTCCATTGGAATATTTTGAGCAATCATCCAATAGTAGATAATCTCAGCAGTAATGACTTCACGATTCTTAGGTGCATTTGGAGGGTCATTAAACCAGGTGGCACTCATTGGAAGATTGATGTAATTTTCAACTTGATTGTATATGTCATCTGGCAGATACATATAGATGTCGGGTTTAATATTTTTATTAATAGTCATACATTGAATATAATCGAGCATCTCTTCTGGGGTTTTAGGTGTTGGACTAAGGAAGGGTTTTCTCCATTTTGACTCCCATTTTGAAAGGGAGACAAGAGAGTGCTCAACTTGTAAAGACTCTTTTGTGTATAGTATAAATGATGAGGTTTCCTCGTCATAAAATTCACGTGCTGGTATCTCCAGTTGTAACATTCTCTTATCTCCTCCCTTTGGAATTATTTCTGTTGCGGAACGATGCCATTTACAAATGATGTCGCGGCTTCAGTGTTAGTAGCAAGTTCCATAAACAGTTCACTATACGCTTCGGTTTGCGAGAAGGCATCAGCAAGTTCTTTGGATTTAATGAATCTCTTACCATCTGGTGACTTTTCACCATAAGATCTTAAGACTAAATCTTTAAATCTTTCAACAAGTTTAGCACTATCTTGCTCAGCAACAATTTTATTGAGCATTTTGACCATGCCACCTGTAACGCCCATTTCCATCTCAAGAACTTCTGCTTTTGATAGATTGAAGTAGAAGTCCTCAGTACGTTCTAGCCCATCGAAGTCTGTGTATTTAATAGTCTTTTTAAGCATTGGCATTCTCCTTTCAAGGTTGAAGAAGGAGCTCCCATATTTCAGAGAGCTCCATCAGTTTAATTAAGCAACTGTCTCGAAGTTCTTAACAGCAGCAGCCAGTGACTGGTTGTAGATGTCGACTACGCCACCAATGGTAACGAGGTAAACAGTGCTGTTGGTAAGATCCGCTGTTGGGTTGAAGGTAAGGATTTTGTTTGTGGCATCCCAGGTCTTCGCGCCAGCAACAATTGTTCCGAGTTCATCCGTAACAACGATCGCTTCAGAAGCAATGGCATTGTTAAAGGTAAGAACGATGTTGGAGTTAATGGCGATGTTAGAAGAATCATCCGCAGGGACGATCGAGGACAGAGACAGAGCGCTAGGAGCAGCTTCTGCAAAGATAGCAGCAACGGCATCAGGAAGCGGCAAATATCCATCAGCACCAACAGTACCATAGAGAATATCTTCGAGAGTAGCCAATTTGGCAGAATCAACTTTCGTCGAATCAATGACCAAAGAAGCTGTAGGTTTGAAGCCTGTGACGGCAACAGGGGTCGTAGTAACTTCCCAAGAGAAGGTAATCGCTTCCGGGGAATCATTGATGGTAGCAAATGCCTTCTCTGAAGGAGCGGCAATAGCGCCATAAATAAGATGCAGTTTATAACCATAGTCATTCGCATCAACGTCATTGCCCAAGGTCGTCTTGTAGCAAAGACCGAATGCACTACGACGCTGCTGACCAATAACAACACCGGCAGACAGAGTACCAGAGCCATCACATTCTGCAAATTCGTCAGGATATGTGTAGGCTTCGATTGTGGCACCAAATTCTTCGGCAGAAATAAGATTCAAATATTTGATGTCATCAGCATAAATCGGATTGGCTTCAGCGCCACTAGGGCTTTCAGTAATGGCTGTAAGACCATTCCAAGCAACGCCCAAAGGATATGCGCCATTGACCTGTTTATACAGAACGCCATTCTTTACACCAGTCTCATAAAGACGAGCACCAGTAGCATCCCAAGTAAGTCTTGTCATTTAAGAATCCTCCTTAATAATAAATATTGAATACTGTGTGGTAGAGGTTGTTGGCTACAAAGTGTCTATCAAAAGTACACATTGATAGCTCAAGCAGTCTTTCCGGAATATAACTATCCGGATTTGGATCTATGATTGTTATCATGTATCCATTTGTAAAGTTGTATACTCTATCGTCCGCTTTCTTAGTGTCCATCCTATTTTTCTGATAGACAATGCAAGGGTATTGCATCTTGACACTCTCTGGTGGTTGAAAATATACATTACCTGATCGAAACCCGTGCTTCTGGCGCACTGACCATGTACAAGTCTGCTATCGTTATTGAGAAACTTCCTGCCGTCTAATTAATCCTTCAAAATAGGAGTAGTTTATGGCTAAGTTTTA